TTAACGAGCCTCAATTTTTGCGTTAACAGCATGAATAAGGCGGCGTGTCATTTCGCAGTCAGCTAAGGCGCGGTGAGTGCTAAGGTCTGAAACGTCAACACCTTGCTGATTGCAAGCATTGGTTAGAGATTGCCAGCGGTAACCGCCATTAACAGTGTCAGGATGACGCCAAAAATCAGCGTACCAAGTCATTGCGCAGTTAGTGCCGTCATGAAGAAGAAAATAAGAAAGATTCTGAAGCGGATAATCAAAGTCAGAAAGTGACTGAGCTACCATGCGGCAATCAAAGTCAAAGTTATAAGCGATGACTTTTTTGCCGAACAAAATAGACTTGATTTTGTAGTGGTCAACTAAAATTGGCCACGGTTTTAGAGTTTTCCCAATATAATCGTTCTGATTCATTGGGAGTTAGACCACCGTTATACTGATGTGGCCTGAGTTGGCAGTAATATCCGATAATGTAGCGGGTGATCTCTTGTTGAGCCTCAGCGAAGCTACGATAACCCACAGCTGGCACCCATTCCGTCTTCAGACTTCTAAAGAAGCGCTCCATCGGCGCATTATCCCAACAATTTCCTCGGCGAGATAAACTCTGTTTTATTTGAAAACACCACAGCAATTGACGGTATTTACGGCTGGTATAGTGACTGCCTTGATCGCTATGGAACATGACACCTTTTGGCTTTCCGCGAGATTCATAGGCCATAGACAGCGCTTTACCTGTCAACCGACTATCAGGCGACAAAGACATTGACCAACCGATCACTTTGCGGGCAAAAAGATCGATAACGACCGCTAAATACATCCACCGATTACCTGTCCAAATATACGTAACATCGCCAACCCAGACTTCATTTGGAGCCGTAACAGCAAACTGACGACTTAAGTGATTTGGAACGTCAATATGTTCTTGTGAAGCCTTTCTGTAACGATGCTTTGGTTCTTGGCAGCTTACTAAACCAAGAGTTCTCATTAGCTTTGTTGCTCGGTATCGGCTCAGCTTTACACCCTGATTTGTGACTATATCTGCAATGGTTCTCGCTCCCGCAGAGCCATTGCTTGCGGCGTGAGCCTCGCTAATCAAGCTGCGCAGTTTTATTGTTTCCGCATTAATTAACGCTGGGCGTTTAAGCCAATAGTGATAACTACTTCGATGAACATTGAAGACTTCGCATAATATTTTTACGCTGTGGCTCTGCTTGAGTTTCTTGATTATCAAGAATTGTTCAGTGAGTCCGACATCAAGAGAGCCGTGGCTTTTTTTAGTATTTCATTATGCTCTTCAAGGCGAGCCAGCTTCTTTTTCAATTCCCGAATTTCTATTTGCTCAGGGGTCATAGGTGAAGCTTTCGGTGTTTTCCCTTGGCGTTCTTCTCTAAGCTGGCGAACCCATTTATCCATCGTGGACTTGCCCACATTCATGGCTTGGGCTGCTTCCGTCACTGAGTAATTTTGGTCTAAGACTAGCTGCGCTGCTTCTAACTTAAATTCTGCGCTAAATAGTCGTCTTGCACGTTTTGTCATAATGTCACCTGTTAACTTATGAGGTGATGATATCACCTCTAACTAAGTGACCAAATTCACTATGCCACTACATTTCATTCCAAACAACATCAAAAGATGGCTCATCAGCGACAAGCGAATTGCTAATGCCATGTATTTGATGAGCAACATCAGGGATAGAGCAAAGAGGATTAACGAGACTCGTGTAGAGAACGGAACCGGAAAGAGCGTCGATGATTGAAATTTCACAGATACGAGCGTCAGAGTCTAGGCCCGTGGTTTCGGTATCGATAATTACCGAGTTTTCTAAATTGAGAGCATACATAACAACCACCTTGACTGATTGAGGGATTGACCACCAAGGGCGAGAGCGTCAAGAGCAAGCGCCCAAGGCAGTCAAATAGGTGAATCTCTCGGCGAATGTCCGGAACGCATAAGCGATGTGGTTAGTCTTAGAGAGATTCAAATCACGAATTGAGAGGATTGTAGGCACAATTATTCGTGCGCGTTAAGCACGAAAAAACATGCTCATTAAGCTAAGATTGATTTAAAGGGAGGATTTGCCATGTATCAAAGTCAGCTATTAGATGCCTATAAAAAGGCCCAAAACTACATACAAGACAAACAAATTGCGCACGATTTGAATCTACCGAGACAAAGGATAGGTGAAATGCGCAAAGGACTACGCTATATATCTGATGAGGAAGCCGTTTTTCTAGCAGAACAAGCAGGAATTGACCCCGAGCTGGCTTTACTCGGATGCCACGCAGACCGCAACGAAAACCCAAGAATAAAACAGCTATGGGAACACATAGCAAAAAAGCACAACGGGCTAGGATTAAGAACAATATCAATGGGTTGCGGAGCATTGGCGCTAATGGTTAGCACCAAAACAGAAGTCATATTACAGTGCGCATTATGGACAATAAATTATGTTGAGGGTTTGCCTTTGGCCTGAGAGCCGTCAAGGGTGGGCGAAAGACTTGGCAATATCCGGTCAGTGCAACGCTGGCCGTGATGACTAGGATAGAGAATCGCTTTACCATCGAAGCCCGTAATATAATTTGTATAATGCGCACTCATCCCACCAAATGACAAACTCACAAGTTTAATTATGTCAAAAATGACATACCTGATTTCTGCCGCTCGCCACAGTGCGAGCTAATCTTTGATTAGTCGAGCGCGAGGAAGCGGAATTTCACCGCCCTAAATCACTTCTACGGTCACCGTATATTGCCCAATGACGACGGACGCACGACGACGAAGACTGAGGAGGAGGAGGAAGGAGAAAGCAGGGCAAGTACACTATCTTTAATAGTGTACTCTTGTGCGAATATCGCATTATTTAGGCTAGAGAGAGAAGCAGACGGGGAGAAAGCGCAGCGCCACGTTGCTTCTCTCCTGAACTCAAAACGTTACACGAATGTTACCGGAACGGTTGGGGTTACTGTTACACCCCAATTAACTCCGGAATTCCGGAATTCTAATACCTATTTTCATTCACGAATTCTTCTTCGGCCCTCATCTCAAAGTATTCTTCTTCTGTTTTGGGTTTCATGCTTTCAAATAGTTCTTCATGATCGTCTGCGCATTCCCATAACTTAAGGGTTTCCATTTCTGATGACGGTCTTTCTGCGTTTAAACGGTGGATAAAAGCGCTCAAACTCATTCTCTTATTTAGCTTGCCTCGGCAAATTTCTTTCTCTGTGATATTCAATAATTTTGCAAGTGTGGTTACTTGGCTAGCCTTAGGCTCTGTTATGTTATTTTCCCATTTCATGTAGGTTTGCTTTGTTACTCCCATTTTACTTGCCATGTCGCTTTGGGACAGATTTATTTTTATTCTAGCTTCTTTGAGAACATCCCCAATCATATTTATCGCCTCTCGGTATACATTTCTTTTATCTTACACCCATTTTTATTATTCATAATGTTGGTGTTTATAAAAGTTTCCTGTATGGTACATAAATATGTCCATAATTATTTCTTGACAGGTTTTTTGCTTGTACTTCATAGACCAACTTTTTATGCATCAAGATCATCCTGACGGCGGGCTTCCGCTCGTTGGGACGCATGTTATTGAAAGGCTGGATATGGAAACAGGGGAGGCTTTACCACCTTCTGTGAATCAGAAGCGTCTGGAGGGGTCATTCAGTACAAAATTAACGATTCGTTGTGATGGTTATCGCGTTCGTGTAGAGGGGAACCCGTCACGCTGGCAGAGAATGGATAATCTATTTGGCCTCACTTCACTAGATGATTGTGTCGAGATTTATAACCATCTTCTTTCACGTTATGGCTTACCACCACTGACGAAAAATACCCGTTTGTACCCAAGGCAATCACCGGATGGTAAATCAACATCGTTAGTCGGTAATGGCGCGGAAATTACTTCTATTGACTGGACTCGTAATTTAGCTGTGGGGCAGGGTAAGGAAGCCTCATTTATTCGCGGCATGTCCTCTATGCAAATCGGTCGAGGTCGTAAGCCTAACTTGTTTCCCAACGGCATGACATGTGGCTGGGGTTATGGCTCATCTTGGTTATTGAATAAACTTTACTGTAAGGCATTTGAATTAAAAGAGCATTTGAAAAAAGACAAGCGCAAAAAAGACGGTATTACTGAAAATCAACTTGAATATGTAGAGAAATTAATCAGTTATTGCGAACAAAATGGTGTCGTACGAGACGAAAACAGCCTTAAGCAATTATTTTTGAAAAAACACAGACTACAGTTTTACGGATTAGTGACCGAAGAAGACTTTTACCCGCATCTGAATGATATTGAGAACGCTATGAAGACGATACAGATAAACCATGATGAGCACGTATCAATTGCCCACCAACTTCTTGAGGTGGGTGCTGTCAATACGCTTCGAAAGGCCAATACAACAATGAGTTATTTCACTCTTTGGCAGAATGGTACTGACTTGCGTCAAGTCTTGAATCAAAGCCAGTTTTACGAACATAAATCACGACTTAAAAAAGTTGGTATTGATATTGGACAACCATTTGATGTGACTCGTATGTGTCCGACCTTAAGGCGTTCTGAAGTTATCGAAGTTAAGCCGCTATCCATTCCTAGTTGGTATCAACTGCCCGTTGTTGCCAAATCAAACGTTATGCCATTTAAAGCTATTGCATAGAGAGAGACCACATGCTGAAAATTGAAATATTCCCCGAAGATGTAAGGGTTGCGACTCGAACCACCAAACCCAAAGATGATAAGCCAGGTCGTGATATTTATGAACAAGATGCTTATGCCTATATTGGTGGCAAGTTTCCCGTTCAGATGAAATTGCAGTTAGAAAAAGGACAACAACCTTACGCGGCCGGACTCTATACACCACACAGCTCAAGCTATGCGATTAATAATTTTGGCTCCCTTGAATTAAAACGGTTTGGCCAGATTATCGAGCCTTTGGAGGTTGAGTGATGAACTTTAATTTGCCATCTCGAAAAATCGTTTATAAGACAGGGATAATGATGGTAAACCGTCTAGATGAGCCACTATATCAATGTCGTTCTTGCTACAAACCGTTCTTTGATGATGAGGTCATAGTTGGTAACTTCTTAGCTCATATTGAATGCCCACATTGTGGCAATGCACTTAGAAAAATCACAGAGTCTGAACCATTGATTACAAAATAAGTTAAAGCCCGTAACTGCTTGAACAACTACGGGCTTTTTATCACAACCAACTGAAACGGAGTTGACTATGACCATGAAAGAATACACGCTATCAGACGTAGTATCTAAGCTAAATGCAATTTCCAACATCTCAATTTTCTTAGGTACAGGCGATTGTCCTGATGAGATTGCCTTTAACTTACGAGATCATATGCACGATGAAATAGAAAACCTTCAAGGTATGTTGAGTTTCATCCGGCTTTATCCAGAGCTTAAAGTCCAAGAACTGGAGGCATCGAGCCGTGAATCAGCATAAAGAGGTTCGTTTTTGTATTTGTGGTGATTGTAGCGTGATTGTTCCTTTTTCCGCTGAGTTGCATAACGAAGATGAGTTTTGTGAATGCGGCGGTCAAATGTGTGGTTGTGATTTTTGCAATCAAACTTACGCCAGCCATTTAAATCCGGTACTACTAACCAAACTCTAGTGAGTTAGTGCGCATTATTTGCGGTTATGGTTAATACAGTTGCATACGCATTGGTTATAGTATCTCTCGTTTCTGAGAGATATCACCATGAAGTATCACGAAATGACCAAAAACTCTGTTTTTCGTGAATTTGAGTGCAAGTTAAGTGAAGAAGAGACCGCTAAACTTTGTTTTAAAAGTGTGAGTGTGGTCAAAGGTTGGGACAAAGGAAAGGAGATACCAAGGGAGTGTAAGCGGCTAATGAGAATGGCGAAAGGTCGCGAACTCAGTTCATGCGCAACCTGGGAGCAATTCAAAATGCATCATAACAGGATGGAATTACCGACAGGACAATTGGTAACACCCCAAGAAATTTTAGCAGGTATAGCGCTATTGGAAATTGAAGCCGTTAACGATGTGAAAACACTATCCAAACTGCTTAAGTTCGCAAGAGTTATCAGTAGAATTAAAGGATGATTAGAAGCCCGTAAAGGACTTACTACTCTAATACTAAAAAACAAAACCCAACGCTTGAATTAGAATAGACAAACGTTGGGAATCATTCTTAAATAATTTTTAGTTTTATTTTTTTTGTGGCTTACTGCTTGACTTTAAAAAAGAGCCTACGATACCTACAACTGTTCCTCCACCGATAAGCAAAGCAACTTCAGTTTTGTCTTGTAAGGCTAAATAGAATGCGCCAGTGATGCAGAATAAAACTATGAAAGCAGCTAAAATAAGACTCAATGTTTGGTTGTTAGACTCTCGCTTATTAGCTAAATCTTGATTGGATAAATGTTTTTCATTTAGTTCAATTTCTTTAGCTTTTAACGCAATTATACTCTCGGCATGCTTAGCTTTATTGCTTTGTGCAATTTCAGCCATAACCATCATCCGCTCAGGGAGATCAGCTTGAGTTAAAGCGTAGCCTCGTATATCTTCTGGGGATGGCATTGGTCCATGATGAACTTTTTGCACTATATATTTACTGATCTTTACGGCAGCTTCAGGATCATTCTCAGCTACTCTTTCTAGTACACCATCGATTGCTTCAGCTTCAGTGGAGTTAGAGTTGCTTTCGTCTAGGTCCGTTTCTTGCTGAGTTTCTAGCAATCTGCTTTCATTTTCATCTATCATAATTTGTTTCTAAATGCGTCTCTTTGTGATTTATTAGCGTTGAGCAAGTATTAGGGGCCTTATCTTCGAAATAGTTTTCGATAGCTTCAATAGTCAAGTCTGTAGATAAATTGAGTGTAAGACCGCCTGTTTTAGTATTTAGGAAATTATGTTTAGCAGAACTTAATAGGCTCTGATTCTTAGTACTCTCATGCGTAAGTTCAAGAAATGCTCTACCAATATTTTCAGATACATCTGACCAATGGGATGAAATGTCGTCAGCTAAAACATCATACTGCAAATTAAAATGTACAGCAGCCCGATAGGCTTCTGGCTCTTTCGCTTCCTTAGGACATAAGTCAAACATTGAACCTAAGCTTTTGATAACTAACGTTTTTGTGTTCATATAAACACCTCTGACATGCAATGCTCTTTATATAGTAGATATATATATACCAATAGTACATTTTATGGTTACAAAGTCACGTATTAAAAGTGGATGTTTAACCTCTATGCATTTAAATATCACACTAAATTTTATATAAAAGTATGGATGATAATCAATAGGTTATTCAAAATTCATATAACTGGTACTGATTAGTAGTGCTTAATTTATACGGTGCAGTTCAATTTTTAAGAAGCTAGGAGAAAAGTGACTACGAAGCCTGATAGATTGGTGGAAAGTACCCCCGTAGTACAAGACGGGGGTTCTCGTTCGCTCTCGCTCCTCCTCCTCAGTCCTCGTCGTCGTCCGCGCTCTCTCACGAGTAAAGATCCTAATTCTCAATAAATGATCCAGTTTGAAAGAGGCAAGGGCATTGCTCGACACTCGCAAAGCCCAAACGCTGAACGTCCATAGGGTTGCAGTGGCATAAAGCCCCACTGGTGCGGTGAGGCTCTGCGAGGGGATGTTCTAGCAGGATGAAGGGTGGCAGCATGTCGATAAGCATGGGCAGTTAGAAACCGCGCCGATTGAATCTAGAGAACCACTAACCCTAGTCGGGCGGCTTGGTGCATCGTTCGCGCACGCGCTCTCTTATCCCTACGGGGTTGGTATGTCATTTTTTGACATACTCGCGCAAATCGGTATGTCATTTATCGCTTGGCAGTAAAAAGGCCGCTAAGCGGCCTCTTAAAAAATAGAGTTGAGTTTGACTTCGGCGCGTTCAGGAACTGGCGTATCCAGTGCGCGCGGTTTGCAAAATACGTTTAGATTCATGTTGTCTTTTGTCAGCTTGAGCAAGCAATCATCATAGTGAGCATATTTGATATCGTTGGCCGCGAGAAACGTATCATCAAAATAATACGTTCCCTCGGGTGTTTTGGCCTCGAGCGTAATAAAGAACTTGAAACCATTTGGCCCTTTTTTTGTGGTATGGCCCGTGTAGTACAAGTTTTGAATATCATATAGGCCGAGCATCGAGCGAAGACCATCTAAACGCCCAGAACCAGATGGACTATCGGTACGACCAGCAGCCGTATTGCTATTCCTACCATCAGATACAGAAGAATTAGACGAAGAATCCGCTTTATTGCTGACACTGGACGATTGAGGAACGCTAGATTGAGTCGAGTTCGATTGCGCGTCCTGAATCTCCGAAGAAGAACCAAAAACCAGACGGGATAAACCATACGTTAAGTATCCTATGCCTAAAATGATAATTAGAAAAACCGCAATGAGTGCCGGATTTTTCGCTAACACATTGAGAGCGCCAGAAGCACGAGCAATACCCGTCGCTGTTGACTTGTAGAGCAAGAACGCATCAAGCGGTATTTTTTTCTTGGTAAGATTAGGGTCTTTGCCCTTTGGTATCACTGGCGTTGATGTGTTTTTAGCGTGCTTATAGATGTAAGGCTTGCGCTTTGCCCAAAAGAATTGGTCACGGCCTTTATGGAAAAAACATTGCTCAGCCGGTGCGCGGATTGCTGAATCAATTTGACCCCAATCAGGCGATAACAACTCAATATCCCAGTTATATTTTCTATGACGCTGGAAACCCTCATTAAAAGAAAATGGGTAGATTATGCGGCCTTGGTCGTCATATTCTGCTCGACCTCGGTCGTCAGTCTCAGACGGGTCTAAATTAGTCATATCAGCAGGCGTATAGCGAGAGTAAAAAAACGATTCGTAATCCTTGGGAAGTTTTGGCAAGAATTCAGACAAAGGACGATAAAATACTTTATCCATCCTAAATCCAATATTTTTAGAGAAAATGTCCTGACACTCATCAATAACAATTAGTGCCCCAAGCGGACACCAACAGAAAAAATGTTGCCAGAGTTCAATCCCTTCCGCATCCCTTGAGAAGATGCGAATAAGGCGAGTAGTAGACGGAAACTCTATATCAAGACGCTTCTGAATAGCATCAAGCGGTTGCATTCCCTCAATGTTCGTAACAACAATGCGCCCCGCCTTTAGTGCCTCAAAAATAACAAAGTAAGCAGCGTAAGCGGACTTATAAGAGCCATTGGCACCCGTTCTAATCGTGATAGCCATCGTTAAAACCTCGACACTGAAATAACAAACGCAGTGGTAAAGCCTGTAAATATGATATTTATCGCTTGCGGTATTTTAAATAAGAAAGCATAAAAACGTAATTCATCAGGCAAAGCATTAAACGTTAATATGATGATTTGAGTAAACCCAATATCATTTAATAAATATGAGGCTGTTTTATAGGCAAAGACCAAAGAATAAAGCATCCATTTCAATTTTAACTTAATATAATAAGCATTGATAAAAATGGTTAGTTGCTCGAAATAATCTGGAATATTCAAAAAGAAATCAATGATAGTCTGAAAGAAATCACCGATTGATTGAATGATTAATAATAATGACTCCATTACTTTCGACTCCCTAGAATTGCTTTAACTGCGATAATTGCTGCAACGAATAAAATAACAGCGGCAATTAAATTTGCTTGGTCAATAAAAGCGGGTAATACGCCGGACTTTAAATTTAATTGTTTGCCATTAGGTAATACAAAATCTAGTGAATGCTCTTTATATTGACCGCTGTTTAGTTGCGACACATCAAAGCTAAATATCTTTTTAAACTCATCAATTTGTTGCTCATATTGCTGTTTTAACTCTTCAGTATCAGCAAGAACGGACTCAAGCAAATCAGGCTTATAAAGGCCAACAGTATCAAAATCGACTTTTCCTTTGAACTCACGACTAACATAAGAGCCAGTAGAGAGCACATGAGATAGAGCGTCTAGGCTTCCTTTAATCTCACCAGTTTGAGCATTAAGAGCTTCGACAACGGAGGAGCTATCACCGCCGCCAGTACCACCACTAGATTTAATAGCCGAAACAATATCAGCAGTATTAGCAATGGATTGGTCACGCAAACCACCCGCCATCATACCCATATTATTGACCATATCGCTTAAATGTGAATTGGTTTGGTCTAGCTTCCAACCCAACGGACGAACAACGTCCTTTATTCCATTTAAAGTGGTGTTAGTGCCATCCGCAGCAGAATAAATAGAACGATTCAAGCCACTAATCGAACCCATAAAACTATTGAATTGCTCATCAGTAAGACCACCGCCGCCACCAGTAGAACCACTATTATATATTCGACCTAGCCAGTCAGCCGTAACTTGATTGTATTGGGCGCTTAATTCAGAGTTATTTTGTATATACTCAAGAGTTGTTTTTAGTGAATTTAAAGAAGTATTGGTTGACTGAGTCGCCCCCTTAATAGCAGAAATATCACGAGTTGATTCTAATTGAGATTTTCGCATTTCATGAAGTTTAAGGACACCAAGACCAGTAACGCCAGCGATAGACTTAAATGATTTGCCATAGTCAAAACCAGATAGGACGTTGTCAGGCATAGCATTAATGATCGGTGCAACTACATTTGGAGGCTCAGGCGTAGGAGGCTCGGGAACTGAACCACCAGAAATCATACCGTCGGGTTTATTGCACACAACGCCCGTGGAAATAAAGTCAGATGAACAAGCATCAAGAGTATCGGTACAAACAGAAGCGACAACAGAATAACGACAAGAGCGAACGCAAATATAAGGACTGTTACCGTACTTCGACCACGTCCAAGTTTTAGAGCCTGTTTGGATACCAATTGGACACAGTGGCTCATCAGCATAAGAAGCAACGGAGGTCAGGAACGCGAGCAGTAAGAAGAGAATGAAAAGAGCGGTATTGATTGCGCTACGCATGTAACCCCCCAGAAGTAAGAAAAAACGCCCCCAATCAGGAGGCGTTGATACCAGTGTAGACCCCGTAAACGAAAGCCCCACCAGTTGAAAGAGCAATAAGAATAGTGATGACGTCCGAAACGAGGTCTACCATGTTAGTGCATTGCCTTTATGATCATGTTTAAGCCAAAACCAGTAGCAGCCATTACGATTAGACCAACAACGACTAAAGTGTAGTTTGATTGGCCAGCAGTAACCGCAGCATCAATAGCTTCAGGAACGGTAATAGCAAATGAGCTTGAAGAAGCTACGGCAGCAGTTACGCCAGTTACGATTTTTGCAGCATGTTTTTTCATGACGTTGATAAATTTCATAGTATTTACTCTCTTTACTAAGTTAATGATTAACCTCGACCGAGGACTTTTAAAATACGACCCAAAATATGACCCGACACAAAGGACAATAATATATAACCTGTTACGTCAGTATATAATTGAGGGTCGATAGTTAACGAACCTAGCGAATTGCTTTGTAATTGTTCCAACTCACTAGGCGTTAATATGACGTAAGTACAATCAAACCCTTGTGGGGCAAGCATTAAATAGCCGTTGTATTGTATTACGCAGTTAGACATTATTTAATTAAACCACACACTTTAAAGTGGGCTTTAATCTCTTCATCCACTGGGATTAATTTCGTGACGATAGAGCCCGAAAGAGGGTCATCCATATTTAAGCCTAAATCCACTTCATACTCACGGCGTGGAACGAGAGCACCAACACGCTCAAGCTCAAGCGCATAGTTAAAGTCAATGATTAGCGGCTGGTCATACTTGGAGACTTCACCCGATTCACCAACAGTACGACGAGTCATTTTAAACTTGTCGTTATCAATATTAAGCGGCTTTAGAGGACGCGAAATATTAAGTTGTGCGAATTCGCCTTTAAAATCGTTTTTGAAAAATGAAATACCCAATACAAAAATAGATGGACGAGACATAGTAATTTACTCCAAAGCATTAATTAATTTTCGGTGCATAGAGGGATACAATAAAACCGTATCGTCCCTAACCAAGGTGGTGACAACTTTTTCAAAGTCGCCTTGATAAAGTTCAAGTAAAGAATTAACCAAGCGGCCATATTGTCGCTTAGCCCAATAAGACGCAGCTAATACATCACAAGCAACGCGCTTTCTAGATTTAGTTTTTGTTATTACAGGCTCAACGGTATTTGAGAGTAAAGAGGCGGCATAAGCATTTAATGCAACAAAGCCCCCGACAGGATTTAATAATATATCCGTGTCCCATTTTTTTAATTCAACCTCAGAGCGATACCACGAAAAATCCTCAGCCGTAATATTACGTTCTAATTTCTTGTTATAAACGCGCCAATATACGAGCGACTGACGAGAGCCAAAATTGCGCTCTTCACGAGAAAATATTTTATTGCCGTTTTCGTCCCAATCCCACTCATCGCCATTGGAGACTTTAGGACTGAAGCCACGAGAACGCTTAAAGCCACCGAGACGAGAAACGTTTTCCGCAGCCTCACAAGTATGTAAACCATCGTAATCATCAAAGGCTAAATCAATACGCGAGAGTTGCTTACAGCATAAAACTGTTGAAATCCAATGATGCAAGAAACGACAAGAGCGATTAGCAAACAGATGCTTGCAGCCGTGGCCTGTAATCTGAAAATGCACAGTGTCGCGATTTCCGCCAAACCCAACTTGGCCGCAATAGTCATCGCCATATTCGGAAGTTAATACAAACGAATCCTCATAGAACTGGAAGCCTTTACCACGTGGTGAGCCGTAGTTAAAACCAAGCACGTATTGAATAAAACGTCTTAACGTTTCTTGCAGGTAATCCATTGTCACTTCGCGGAAGTAGCGGTTATAAGCCTCAATATCATCAATCGTTTTCGCATGATGTTGTGAGAACTTAGGAGCCTCAGGAAAGTGAATACCAGAGTAGGGCGCGTCTTTTTTGCAGTGGCGCAGGTCAGCCAATTTAACGGTAAAACAGAGGTAATCGATAATCACAGGTGATTGCTCGTAGTCCTCGATAAAGGTGTATTCGTTAACGGTATGATTAACAAACTCAGGGCGTAGGCCGGATTTTTTAGGGCGATACACATAGTCAGATTGTACTTTGTGACCTTGTGACTTTTTCCCGAAGACCTGAACGTTGTCCATATTAAGCTGGTAAAGCATACCTGAGCGGCAGTCAGGACAGCAGCAATTGACCGGAGATTCGTAGTTAGTACCACAGTCCATACAGGCGAATTTCATGATTCAATCCCCATGATAGCCAGACGCTCGGTCAGTGTGGTGTTTGTGATATCAACCAGCTTGTAGTACAAGCCTTGAGTGTTGAGATAGTTAACAAGGCCAGTGTAAGAGCTGAAATAATCCCATTCGCCGGAAATGTAGACAGATACGGAGTTGTCAGGCATTAAGTCGTAGTAGATTTTTTCAGCGGCCATGATTAACGAGCCTCGATTTTTGCGTTAACTGCATGAATAAGGCGGCGTGTCATTTCACAGTCAGCTAAGGCGGTATGCGCTCTAAGGTCTGAAACATCTACACCTTGTTGCTTGCAAGCGTTGGTAAGAGATTGCCAACGGTAACTTGTACGCGAGTCATGAATTTGACCGAAAAACTCAGCGTACCAAGTCATTGCGCAATTAGTGCCGTCATGAAGAAGAAAATAAGAAAGATTCTGAAGCGGATAATCAAAGTCAGAAAGTGACTGAGCTACCATGCGGTAATCAAAATCAAAGTTGTAAGCGATGACTTTTTTGCCGAACAAAATAGACTTGATTTCATTCCAAACATAATCAAAAGATGGTGAGGACTGAACATCAGCATCAGTAATGCCATGAATTTTCTGAGCATCATCAGGAATAGAGCGAAGAGGTGAAACCAAATTACTGTAAAGAACATCACCCGAAAGAGCATCAATAATTGAAATTTCACAGATACGAGCGTCAGAGTCTAGGCCCGTGGTTTCGGTATCGATAATAACGGAGTTTTCTAAATTGAGTGTTTGCATGACAACCCCCTAAAGTTGTTTGAGCGGCCACCCCAGAAGCTTAGGGAGCGACCAGAGCGGCCTAATGTGAATTCCGATTTAACGGAAGAGTAAATCCGTTTATCCGGAAGTTCAAGATACGAAGAATCGGAAGAAATGAGCTAGAATGATCAAAACGGAGGGATTGCCATGTACCAGAGTCAGCTGTTAGATGCCTATAAAAAGGCTCAAAACTATGTACAAGACAAACAGATTGCCCATGATTTGAATGTACAAGCGTCAAGAATCAGCGAAATGCGAAAAGGTGTACGCTATATATCTGATGAAGAAGCAGTTTTTTTAGCGGAACAAGCAGGAATAGACCCAGAGCTGGCATTACTCGGATGTCACGCAGACAGGAACAAAAACCCAAAAATAAAACAGCTATGGGAACACATAGCAAAAAAGCACAACGGGCTAGGATTAAGAACAATATCAATGGGTTGCGGAGCGTTGGCGTTAGCGATTAGCACGCCTAAAGAAGCGGTATTACAGTGCGCATTATGTATATTATGTTAAATTACTTGGTTTACTTCCTAGGTTCATGAGTCTATGTTCTGTGTTTACTGTCAGGTTCATATTCAGTGTATTTAACAGTATTTGGATTTACCATAAAATACCTAATAACTAGTCTGATAATCGAAGATTTCATTCTAGTTATTAATACGTTAATTTCCGGCTAGTTTAACTATGAAACCTTTCTTTTCTAAATAAGCTTTAATTTTGTCTCGAGCATCACCCTGGATTTCTATTTCACCATCTTTTACTGAGCCGCCACACCCACAACTTTTCTTGAGTTCTGCCGCGAATAGCTTTAGTGCTGTATTATCTAAATCCAAGCCGGTCACGATACTCACGCCTTTCCCTTTTCGCCCTTTTGTTTGACGATGGATTCTAACCACTCCATCTCCTTTAGGGCGTTCTATAACTTCAGGCTCAGCTTTGATACGGCCTAAATCCGTAGAATATACAAGTGTCATAAATCATTTACTTCTTTAATTGTTCTGCTTTCTGTTTTGCAAGCAAATAAGCTTCGATATGTTTTTGAATAGCCACTTTTGAACCTTTGATTAAGCGACCATTGAAAAAGCAATACCACCCATTGAGCTCACCTGTATCATTCTTCAGTGTAAAGCCGCCAAATTGCTCTTGTTTACCATTTGGAGCTTCTCTCTTCTTACCTACCGCACTGAACTCTCTAGGATCAATGATAGAGGCAGTATCACACCACCAGTCTATGCTTTTTTTAACTGCCGCAAGGTTACCAGTCAAAACATGGTTTTTGATCTTAACTTGCCATATATCTGTAGAGTTAGGCGCAGATGTAAGGGTAAATCCTCGATACGTCGCTATAGCCAT